GCGATATGCCGGAGTATCCTCCGGTTGATGAGAGTGGAATTTGGTTAGGGCGTTTCCAAACTCTTTATACGTTACGCCGTTCTGGCAGAGGAAGTTAGCCAGACCAAGAACCCCAAGACCAACCTGACGGTCTACCTCAGGGCAAAGATATTCCCCAGTTTGACCCACACCAGTCTTGCTGTGGAGATCCACCAGGGAAGTCATGCCATCTACAAATGCTTCTGCAAGTTCTTCAGGTTTGCAAGCACCAAGATTGATATGCTGAAGCAAGCAAGTGCCACGACTGCGGAGATACACTTCCAAGCAGACGTTACCGTAGATGCGATTGCCATAAGCATCGTAGCGAATCTTATTAAGCCAGATGTCACCCTTCTTGATTCCTTCAATGGTCGCTTCTAGCAATTCATCAGATACGGTTTCAAGAAAGTATTCGTCAACGTCAAGACAACGCTTTACCCAAGGAAGTTCGGTGCGTGATGCAGTGACAAACTCAAGAGCATCGTCATGAGTATAATCAAGGTGCAACACGCAAGCACCGTTTTTGTAATGTCCACCCCTACGAATGACTTCATTAAGGGTGGAATAGATACGACCGAAGGACACTGGCCCAGAAGCAGTCAGACCCTTGCCATTCTCATGCCCCTTGGGGCGAAGCTTGGAAAGGTGAACAGCCACACCAGCTCCATTGCGGAGGGCATGACTGACGTAGCGCCAACTGGCTTCAATGCCTTCGGGGCCTTCCATGCTGTCATCGACCACAAAGACCGTACAAGATACGGGCAGCCGAGATTCAGGGTTGTCAATCCAATTTTGAACACGGCCAGTGCGTGCAATCTTGTTAGGGGACATTGGTTTAGATGAGGTCGTCAAGAACAGGAGGTTGGTAGTTAGGGCCTTTGAGAACCTTACCGTCTTCACGGCGGAGAGGTTTCCCATCGACAAGTTTGCTCATGTTGGATTCAAACACACGATTCATGGCGGTGTCTAAGTCCCAGCCGCGAGCAGCAGCATATTGATAACAAACAAACACCAGATCAGACAGCTCTTTTAGCTGATGGATTTGGTTGTCTGCTATTTGATCAAGGTTAATAAACTCTCGATCAAAGGCTTCATCAAACTCATTCCATTCTTCACGGATGAGTGAATGTTGAAGTTCATGAACTACCTCGTCTGAGGTGTTCAAGGGTTGTTCCATTGCCAATCGAAATTCAATGGCTTGTTGGAGCAGTGGTTTCATTAGGTGTTGCGGGTTTCTTGAATGTGTTTGATCTTACGTTCAACGTAAGCTTTTACCTTGAGCCAATCATCCATTTCGGATTCATGATCTTTGTACCCAGCACGGCAAACGTACTTTACCACGTTTCCAGAAAGGTAGTCAAGCTCTTGGTCAATGATAAAATCCCAAACTTCAATCTTTCCCCTTCGGTAATGGTTGGGGCTCTGCTTGTTGGAAGAACTCACGGTAGGCTGGGTTGTTTTTAATTTGTCGGAGTTGGATTTCTTTAAATAATCTTCCCAAAATTCCTGGTCGCATTCCAAGTCGATCCACTCGGAGTTGGAGTCCAAGAATTGTTTGACGGATTCTTAACTCGATCCAGGTTGGGATACCGGACAGAATGAGGAAGACAGCGTAGAAGACATTGCGGTCAAGGACATAAACAATCGTTAAAACAAGTCCTATGTCGAGTCCGATGAGGATGGAGGGTTCCATAGAATTGGCTCCTTAGTGGTTGAGTTGTACTCACCAGGCCGGAGGATTCGGGCAAGACGAGCATTACGGATGGCATCAGCAAGGGTCATACCTGCCTTTTCATAGGAGGTAACCACAGCTTGCCATGGATCATCCGATTTGGCAAGGATCTTTTGTGCGCCCTTAGCGCCGATACCAGGAACGCCTTTGTAGCCATCCACCGGATCACCCGTTAGACATTGTGTCCAGAACCAGTAGTCAGCTTCTTCAGGTGTAATAAACTTCAGCTCATCTCCATTGAAGAGATTACAGCTGATCTGTTTCATGTCCTTGTCAGGAGAAACAAGAATAAAATCGCTAGGATCGAGATGACATTCCAGACCCAATGCGTCGTCGGCTTCAAGGTTTTCATAACGGATGGTCTTGTAGTTGGATTTACACCACTCAAGTAACCGTTTGTACCCTACCGGTTTTCGTTTGGTGCGTTTTCCCTTGTATTCAGGGTCAATTGTCTTACGAAAATTTTTGCTGTCGGAAAAATACAGCATCACCCGGTCGGTATCAAACCTCTTTTGAAGAGACTTAATTTCACTTGAAAATACTTTGATAACCTCTTTGAAGTTACTGGCAATGGTAATTAAATCATCACCCCAATCAAGTTCAATTTCGTTGACTTGACAAGTACGATAAGCAAAAAAGTCAGCATCAATACGAAGCTCTGGATTAGTGACAATCGGCCCAGGATTCTCCGTCTTTTGCTTCAGCCGCGAGAGGGACTCGAAGATTGTAATACTCCCCAGCTTGGACGATTGCCCATTCGAGTTGGAACTTTGCGTCATTGACTAGGTGTGGTTGAACAGCGAGCTGGATTTCATCGTGGATCCAACCAAGCCATTGGTAATCAATGTCCCAGTTGTAGCCAAGTTGTTGGAATTGTTGATAGGCAATTACATTCCAACGTTTACAAACGATGGCTCCAGCACTTTGTAAGAGATAATTGAGGGCAGCGTGTTTTTTCCCTTGGAGTTTGATTGTCCTACCATCCAAACCAGTAAGCACGTCAGAGCGAGCACGCTGAGCAACAGACTTAAGGAGATCGTCGAGTCCTGGGATTGCTTTGAGGAATTTGGCGCGAATTTCTTTGCCAAGTTCTTTAGCCTTTTCTTCATCGAGGGATTTATCGAAGGAAGTTCCGATCTTGCAATCAGATGCGCCGTAGATAAACGCATAGGTCAGAGTTTTAACTTCTTTACGGGAACAGCCAACACGGTCGGCATTTTGTTGGTGAATGTCTCCGTTGACTACAACGTCAGCGAACGCACCACCATCAAACTTAGCGAGGTAATGACCAAGCATCCGAAGCTCCAAGCCGGAAGCGTCGGCACCAACCTGACGCATACCGCGACCAGGACCAAATAGTTCACGACAACGAGGGTCCGAACTCGTCTGGCCAAGATTTGGTCGGGAATGCGCGTTGCGACCGGTGTTGGTTGCAAGCTGGCAAGTATGGTGGATCCTTCCTTCGTTTGTGACCATTTTAAGCCATGCATTTTGCCCATCGCTGAGTTGTCCAAGTGCTTTTTGAAGCTCAAGTATGCGTGCAAAAGTAGTTGCTTCGTCTGTGTTGATGGATTGGAGGACTCCTTCATCAATCTTTGGTGTGCCTGTGTCGGTGAATTGCTCTGGCTTCCAATTCCTCCAAGTAGCAAACGCAAACGCGATGTGTTGGCGGCTTGTGGGATTGAACTCCTTTATCTTACAAAATGGAGCATCCTCAACGTAACCCTTTGTTTTGTTGTTGCGCTTTGGGGTCATGATGCCACCGTCAACATACGGGAAGGTTTCTCGCATTTGATCGGCAAGCTTGTCCATCTCTGTTCTGAGAGCGGATTCAAGCTTCTGAGCTTTAACAACATCAAAGGGCCATCCAGAGGTCTCCTGCTTAGCCATGATGATAGCTAAGTCGTGCTCCAGTTTGATGGAATCTTTATACAAAGAGAGCCAGCTTTGTCCCTTTTCGTTTCTCTTCTCAACGAACTCCCTCTTGAAAAGAGTTTGACAAACGTGAACGTCTTGTTCGCAGTAGTCTTCCATTTCTTGGGACCACTCAGACCAGTCGGTAGTTTTACCAAACTCGCCCTTGTAATCACCAAGTCGATAACCCCAAGCTTCAAGGCTGTGACGCCCATAAAGCTTCATAGGCATCCCAATGTGACGAATACGAAAGTCATAACCAAGGATGTCTGGTTTAAACATCCTACTAAGAATCAGTGTATCCAGCAGGCCACATTCTGGTTGAAAGAATGGATAAATGCTTTGGATAACTGGAATGTCAAATCCAATGATGTTATGACCGATCAACAGTTTGGCTTCCGCCAGCATGTTGACGCCAGTAGTCACGGATTCATGGGTGCCAACATCGTTGTACCGAAGGACTTCCCCGGTGTCGATGTTCTTGGTGACGATGCAGTGGATACAGCTCAACCCTTGACGAGGTAAGCCATTCGTTTCAATGTCGAAGACTAACCTAGTCATAGGCCCCAATACCCCGGTTCTTCGGTTTCCAAAGTCCGCTGAGTAATAGGATCTGGTTTACCACATTCCAAACAGAAGTAACCACTTGGTTCCATTTCTGAGTAGAAAAAGGCGTCAGAGCCGCAGGAACATACAACATGGTTAAAAGTCTCCGTATCCAAGAGACGAGGGGTTGGAGTCATCATTAAAATCGGCAGAGAGATCCTCGATCATGCGACCGGTTTCAGAGTTGTAGGTGATCATACCGGCCTTTCCGGTTTGACCATTGAAGCGGTTTTTCAACACACGAATGGCAGCATTGTTTTGTCCCGATGAAAGATTCCTTTCAAGAGCAATGACCATATCACTGAGTTGAACAATGCTGTGACTTCCTCTTAGTTGGCCGAGGCTAACTTGTTGTCCGTCTTCATGTCCCTTATCGCCCTGTGGACGCTTGAGGTGGCTGATAAGAATCATGCCAACTCCAGTTTCTTCCACAAAGCTACGCAGTTTAGTCATGGTTACATCAATGAGTTTACGCTCATCGTGCGACTCATTCCCAGACATGAGAATGGAGAGGTGATCAAGAATGATCCACTTGACTTCCTTTGCCTGTGCCATGAACCGGCAATCACTAAGTATGGCCTCAGGATCGACTGACCCGAACCCATCACGAAGAAATACCTGTCCAGTGCCCAGCGACGAATCAAACGCCTGCTTAAGGTCATCTGTGGGAAGTTCATTGTTGAGGTGCAGTGGTTTGTTGGCCTTGACGGACATCAAACGAAGAGCAGTCCGTTGAAGGCTCTCCTCAAGCGCAATATAGCCAACATTTTGGGATTGGTCAACCAAGTACTGGGCAACCTCACCACAAAAGGTACTTTTCCCCACGCCGCTACCGGCGGTCACCGTTACCAACTCGCCCAACCGGAGCCCACTGGTGAGGCTGTCAAGGCAAGAAAAAGGCCAATTAGCATCACGACCGTGAAGCGGTTTGATCGCAAGATCGAAAAGATCCCGCCCGTCGATAACGGTCTTTGGTGAGTATGGTTTCTTTTGCCAGAACGCTTGGCGGATTGCTTCTGCATCCTTGGCAACGAGGGCTTCATTTGCATCCTTGTAAGAAGAAAGGGTGGCAATAAATACCTTGTCGTGGCGGAAAAGTTGAGCACATTCATGAGCCGCTCGTTGTCCAGCTTCATCATTATCAAATAGAAGAACGATTTCTTCAAACCGATCAATAAATTTGTACTGATGCTGGAGGGACTTCTTAGCAGCATTGGCTCCGTTGTCGAGACTGACCACTGGCCAGTTTGGACGGGCTTGCCATACGCTCAAGGCGTCGATCTCACCCTCGGTAATAACAATGGTTTTGTTATTGCCTTTTGCACCTCCAAAGAGTTGCTGTCCAAACAACTGATGGTCTTCGTTCTTGCCTGACCAACGAAACTCCTTGTCGGTGTTACGGGCCTTGAAGGCAATGAGCTGACCAGCAGCGTTGTAATAGGGGAACCTTAGGCTTTGTGATTCAGCATCATATCTGACGTTGAACTTTTTGCAGGTGTCCTCAAGAATAGCTCTGGAGCGAAGAGGAACAATGTCCCCGGAGAAGTCCATGCGGAATTGCGGCTTGTGAAAAGGAACAGCTTCGCCATCACCAAACTCGTAATGGCCACAAGAAAAGCAGTGCCCATGACCGTCAGAATAACGACCAAGGGCATCGCTACTGCCACAGGATGGGCAGGATTCATGCCGAACAAATTCGCTCTCGGAGCTTTGATCGAACAAGCTCATAGGTGTTTACGTTTGTTTCGTGATACTTGATCCAACCCTCAAGAGATTCAAAGATTGCATCAGCAACTTCCTGAGGATCATACCAATCTGGAACTTCAGCAAAGAAGTCATCAAGGTATTCAATAAGGCGTTGCTTGGTAGCAAAAGGTGATTGGTAGTTCATCGGCGGCCTTGACCACGGTACTTCTTAACGCCCTTGGGTGGACGCTTGGACTTCTTTTTCTTGCTGATAAAAACTTTACCAGCGAGTGCTTTACTGATCTTCATTCAAACCAATCGAGTGGAATGTCGTAATAGGGACACCAAAGAAATCCATTCTTTTCTGCCCACATGGAGTAGGTAGTCTTGGATGTTTTGGTGATGGTGTTATGAGGTGCTTGGAAGACAAGGCGAATATCAAGCTCAGGATGTTGCTTTTTAACGGCAAGCATCTTTCGTCGATCTTCTGGTTTAAACCAACCCTTGGCTTCCAGCATTACCCCATTTGGTAGAATAAAGTCTGGTTTGTAAACGGCTTCTATTGTATAGTTGAGTTTAACAGTTTCATATTCAAATGATAAGTTATTCTGATTCAACCATTTAGCTAGCCGTTCCTCAAGACGGGACCGGTAGTTATATGGCATCAGAACGGAATATCATCATCAGAGATAGGGTTTTCTTCAAGCGACTTATCGTCAGGTTCAAACGATGGAGAACCTGCTTTATAGCCATCTGAAGTGCCAAAAATAGAAGCCACGTCTTCAAGATCAAGATCACCAGAATCAGACCCGCCATTGCCGACAAGTCGTACAACCTGAGCACCTTTAACCTTGAAGCTACATCCAACCTTTGATCCGTAGACATAAGGCTTCAGATCAATGATCAGTTTGACTGCGGTTCCCTTCCAAACGGGCGTCTCAGGGTCAATAGAAACCCCATCGGTATCAACCCATGGAAACATCGGAGCACCGCTTTCTCCGCCGTAGCTGTACTTGAAGAAGCCCGACTCGTCCCACTTGGGAAGCTCTTCGGTATACCGCTTGCCATCCATCTTGGCTTTACCCCAAGCCATTGCTTGTTCGTAAGCCTTGTCAAACTTAGCCAGGTCGTCCTTGTTAAGACGAGCAGAGAAGCAGCAGTTGTTGTACTTACCGCTGGGTTTAAGGGCATTGACAAAGCCCTCAAGGGTGGTGGAAACAATGAAGCGGGTGTCAGACATGAGTCAGCAGGTGTGTTAGTTCGGTGGTGACGGTAATCAGTTGATGGTCTTGGAGAAGCTCGTAGACCTCCCTCACATTAGCATCAATTGCTGGATCGTAAAGCCTGGCGGCCTCCAGCAGGAGAGCTTCATCAATCATTTTCGTAGACCTTGAAGGTTTGATCGTAAGCCTCAAGGCAATCCACAGCATCACCACCACTGAGGGCAGCAATCATGTAGGAAGCCTGAGCAAATTCCTCGACAAGGTACTCAAAGAAATTCAAGTCCAAGTCAAAGGCTTCTACCTCACGTTCGTACTCTTCAAAGAGGTTTTCAATGACCGACTCTCGGACATCAAAGCATTCAGCAAAAGAACTGAAATCAGGTGTGGTTTGCATTTAGCAAAAGAAATAAGCGGAACTTTGAACATCGTTGATGTCCAGGGTATTAATCATGACCGATTCGTCAAAGGGTTGACCAAGTTGCTCTGCCCAGTTCTTGAGCACAGGCTTGGAATAGATCTCAACGAACTTGTCACGAATAGAAGCAGCCATAGAATCCATGTCACAGGAACGACCCAAGATACAATCATGGATCACTGTGAATGGTTTGTCCCACAAAGCAAAGACCAAATGAAGTAGAGCAGCATCTAAACTATGAACAAGATTAGGTGCTGATGCTGTTTTGGCTTTGTTGAAATCTACTTGTCGTTCTTCAAATGGTTTCAAGAGGTGAGTCTGAAGACGTTGACCAAGAAGCTTGGTACTGACACGTTCACAATCATTTCTTCGATACTCTTGAAGAACAGAAAAGCCAGAAGGTGTGACCCAGGTAATTTGGGTCTGACCAGATTTCATAACCTCACCAGCAGTCTTCTGAATGAACTCCATTGATTTACAAGGACCAGCAAAGACTTCCCTCACACTAAAACGATAGATGGCTTTGACGATTGCTTGTAATTCTCCGGGTTCTAGTTTGACTACTTTGATCAGCTCTTGACGGATGTAATCCCTTGCGCTGTTTTCTGTGACACCATAGGGTGTCGTCATCACCGTCCTCTTACAAGTCTTTCTTGTAATGAATGGATGAAGATGCTCAGGAAGTTGTTCCTTTGCTTTTTCAGCAACAATGGCATACCCGTCTGACGGTCTCTCTGTTGGGACAACGTTGACCATTTCGGCTGCTGTCTTGTCGAGCGCAAGTGCTGATAGGTGTTGGAGACCAGAGCAAGTGGCATCAACAGACACAGGAAGACCAGAGGTTTGTTTTGTTTTAGTAATGACACAGTGGTAATACTCAATAGCAGAAGCAAGAAAACACCAAGGCTCTTCAGCACCAGACCAAGTAGAGATTGTTCCCTTTGGATCAGAAGCAATCATCTCAATAAGATCGTGGTTCTCCTTTACCCAAGCAATTCGCTCTTCCATTGGAGCTTTATCAAGACCCCAAGTCGTAGCAACTTGAAACCCTAACCACCAGTCATTTACTGGACCCTCCTCATCGAAGTAGATAAGACTCTTTTCAAAGTCAGTTCCTTGTGGGCTGAGGCTTGTGGGAATTGGATAAACCCTTCCCCTAAAATCAAACGACCAAGGAATCCAAAAGGTGTCTTCTTTGTATTTGTTCG